CTCTAATCCTTACAAAGTACTTTGTATTGATGATGAGACTGGTGATGTAATTGAAAATATCGTTGGTTTTACGATCGAAGCTCACGTTGGTAAATTAACAACTGTCCACGTCGATATGGTATTTCCGGAATTTGATATTGAGATGACTGGTGAATTGAGTATAAAGAATAAAGAGTTGCAAGAAGAAAAGAATGAGCTTACTGTAGAAAAAAGCGAAGATAAAGGCAGTAACCAAGATATAGATGAGGAAGTTATTGAGATTGTAGTTGATGAAGTCGACGAAACCGAGGAGACTGTACCTGAAGGCTCAATTGATAAAGATCTCTTTAGTGAAGTTGTTAAAGAGTCTTTAGCTGAGATTCTTCAAGATGTGGTCAAATCAGAATTGAATAAGATTCGTGGTATCGTTGACGATAAATAATCCAGAGCTTTGCTCTTAGATTAGGATTATTTAAATGGATAGTGAAGAAGGTAAGAAGAAGACTCTTACCAAGGACGAACTCAAGGACATGATTCGCGACGTGGTTCAAGACCAAGTTGTAGAAGCCCTTGAGCCTCTGAAGAAGCAGCAGACTAACTGGATGGATCAGATCCAACAGGCTGCGACTGCTGCCGAAAAACAAAAGGTGCGTGATACCGCTTCCCCTAATAAGGGTATTGGTGCCGCTCGTTTTGTCCGTGCTCTTGCTTTTGGTCAGGGTGATCTCGAAAAAGCTAAGTTCTTCGCTAAGAAGGCTTGGAATGATGATCTCGGTGACAAAATTGCAGACAAGCTTGATTTTAATAAGGTTATGCAGGCTGGTGATTTCACCGCCGGTGGTTTTATGATCCCCGAGGATTTTATCCCCGAGATTATTGAACTACTTAGAGCCTTCTCGATTGTCCGTGCAGCGAATCCTAGAATTCTTCCAATGCCTACAGGATCGCTGACCATTAGAAAGCAGACTGCGACTGCTGGTACTTCGTATGTTGGTGAAAGTGTTGCTATCACCAGTACAGAACCAGCTGGTGGTCAGATTCGCTTGACGGCGAAGAAGCTCGCCGCTATCGTCCCTGTCAGTAACGAACTTCTTAGTTTCACGTCTGGACCAAATGCTGATGAGTTCATCCGTGATGACTTGGTAGCTAGTATCGCTACTAGAGAAGACCAGGCTTTCTTGCGTGATAATGGATTGTCTGAGACTCCTAAGGGTATTCGTAACTGGGCACTCGCTGCTAATATCCTCACATCTGCTGGTACTACTGCAACGAACATCGAGACTGATTTCAAGGTTCTTATTAACGCCCTTGAAAATAACGATGTTAGGTTGCTTAGACCTGTGTGGTTTATGCATCCACGTTCGAAGAACCATTTGTTCAACCTACGTGATGCAAATGGTAACTTGATCTTCCCAGAGATCAGAGGTCCGTCACCAATGCTTTATGGGTGGCCTGTGTTCGTCAGCACAAACATTCCTCGTAACCTGGGTGCTGGGACCGAGACTGAGGTTTACTTCGTCGATATGATTGATGCGATTATCGGTGAAGCTTCTACTCTTGAGATTCAGGTGGATTCGTCTGCTTCTTATCTCGACGGTAGTACTCTTGTGTCTGCGTTCGCGCGAGACGAAACATTGGTGAGAGCCATCTCCAGGCATGACTTTGCAATGCGCCATGAGGAAAGTGTCGCGTTAATTAGTAATGTTACCTGGGGCGCCTAATAGATCATAGAGGTGAATTGAAATGACGTTTAGATCTCATGATATCGGGGCACTCATCAAAGGCGAAGCTTGCCTCAACCCTGTCATCGTTACCGCTGGTGCGGGTACTGATGGTACTCAGGTTAATGGTACCGTTATCGACAGGTTAGGTCTTGGGGAACTTTACTTTAGTGCTAAGGTAATTATCCCTGTATACCCTAACCTTACAACTGGTGTTGAAGGTACTGTTATTTCTAATGCCCAGGATAGTGCAACAACCGTATCTACTGCTTTCGCTGATTTTGATGATAAAGACGGAAGCACAGTCAACACTCTTACTTTAGGTGCTACTGATTCCACAGCAGCGTTTACTACTGTAAGTGAGCTGGAGTACGACCTTGATATATCTACCGCAAAACGGTATATTAGAATCCAAGTCACTCCATCTATGACCTCTACCGCTACCAATACATTAGATTACGCTGGTATCCTTGTGTTTGGTGGTAGTGATACTCTACCTGCTGACTAATCGGACCCGAAGGCCCGATGAGACCTAGGGCATGTCTTGAAACTGCCCTTTATTTTTGATGGAGACATAAATGGCCGACTCTTTTGTTGCAGAATCAGGATTAACCACACCAGCATTAAATGCTGTTGCTTTAACTCCAGATGATAGTAATGATCTTACTACGACAACACGAGGATTATATATTGGTGTAGGTGGAAACATCTCTGTGATTCTAGAAGGTGACACTGTTGCTGTAACTTTTCTTGGTGCTATTGCTGGGACTGTATTACCCCTTCGTGTTAAACGTTTACGTTCGACTTCTACGACAGCGACAAATCTTGTTGGATTAGTTTAATGTTCATCGGAATCCGAATAGGGATTCCAGAGATGGGCGGCGGTGACCCATCATTAACTCTTCGCCAAAATTTCCTTCTTACTACTGCCTCAACCATTGACCAGGCTAAAATTACAGGCCCCACGCTCACCTTCACCCGCGCGTCCAACGGCAAGGTGTGGAACGAGAGCGGGGTGCTTCAGTACGCGCCGAACAATGAACTTGAGAATTCAAAGTTAGGGACGCGGACGGGAGATTTGCCAAGTGGGTGGGTATGGCAGGTAGAGACGGGGTCAGTGGTATGGACAGACCCTGGCTCTTATTCTCAGGGAGTATTTTCTGTCTCGTCTACAAGACAAACCCTACAGAACGCCGTAACTGTTGTCGCTTCAACTACATATACCGCGTTTGCTTACATAACTGAAAGTGCGATAACAGCAGAAAATGAAGTTATTTTAATAACAGTAGGTTCAAACGGTACGGACGGAGATATTACGCATAGCGACTGGGTTTCTTTGGGTGGTGTCGCAGGATGGTACGCCGTCGGTTTCACAATGGGGGCTGATACGGATGTTACATTACGAATTGGGGCTGGTGGTACGGCTCCAGCTACTGGCACTGTCACCATATCCCGCCCCGGCATCGTCAAGGGTCTCCTCCCCGGCGTAGGCGTCAACGTCCCTGCCAAGCTCTCCGGTGAGCCCCTCGGCCGCTGGATCGGCACGGACGACGGCGACGAGCCTTTGTACGACCACCCCCGCTTCGACCACGACCCGGCCAACGGCAACGCGGCGCTCGGGCTGCTGGTGGAGGAGCAGCGGACGAATCTCACTTTACAGAGCGAACAAATTACTGCGACAGGATGGACGAATGGTGGTTGTGTTTTAACGGCTGATTCTACTGTTGCTCCAGACGGCAACACTACGGCAGATACCATTGAGGACGACAGTGCGGTTGCGTTTAGAGAGGTTCATACAACATCAGGCTATGTAGTCAGTGATAACCAGTCATATACATTTTCTGTTTATATACTAAAAGACGCCATTGCACCGACGACTAGATTCCCAGCTATTCGCTTGGAATATAGTGGTGGAACTAGTACGGGGACCGATTTCTTTTTAGACACACAATCCGGCGCCACTAATTCAAATAAATTTAGTGGCGCCGGTACAGTTGGTGACGTAGGTGCTGTAGATTTTGGTGACTACTGGCGTTTCTTTGGCACATTCACAAACGATGCCACCGGCAATACCGTTTTGGGCTTCACCATTTTCCCTGCCATTGGTGCGAATGCTGATCTTCAGACAGAGACCGCCGCAGCTATTGGGTCTATTATCGTCTGGGGTATGCAGGTCGAACTCGGCGCCTTCCTCACCTCCTACATCCCCACCACGTCCGCCACCGTCACCCGCGCGAAGGACGTGTGCAGCACGACGGACGTTAGCTGGCATAATGTGGCTGCTCAGACTTGGTATGTGTCAGCCAGTCGGCCGTTTATCAATACTACATCTGCTAAAATATTCGAAATTGCGTCTAATGCACAAGGTTCTAACGAACCAAAGGTCGATTTTCGTGCGAGTGGGTCAGGTAGCAATTGGGAGGTGAACGTTTCTCAACAAGACACCACTAATCCATCTATGAACAGTGCGGCAGAAGAAGTAGCTAACACCGTTCATCAGATGGCAGTGGCATTTGATGTTAATACCGAGTCCTTGGTGTTTGATGGAGATGTGGATGATGAGACATTCGACCAGCCTTATCAAACCGATATAGGTTATGACACATTTAGTATTGGCTTCCGTATAGGTGAGCTGGATTACTGGAACGGTTATATCCAAGCCATCAAATTCTGGAACGTTCGCAAGCCCAATGCCTTCCTAGTCTCGGAGACTGCATAATGGCCTCCCAGGACTTCCTCCTCCGCGCCCGCCGACCGGCCAGCCTAGTCGCCTTCAACGGTGCACTGCCGACGAACTTCAAGCTGATCCACAAGCCGGAAAGCATATGGATTGAATTACCCGGCGTCAATATTGATCCGATCAACAGCCTCATGCTTAAGGACGGTGAGCCTCCAACCCTATCCAGCGACATCCACTACAACCTTCGTGTCACGGGTGGAACACATGATTGGCCTTGGCCGGGGGTATGGCGCGGCTGGACGGGCCTGTTCATCACGGACCCGAGCGATCCAGATTTCAATGATCCGACACTGGACAAGTCTAAGCTGAAACGCTGGATGAAGAACAACGGCGTCGAGCGTCTGGACACCGCCGTCGAGCACCCGCGATCCGGCAGGGCCGACATGCGGTGGTTTCGTTGGACGGACGGCACCGAATGGCTGGACATCACCATAGACGAGCCACAGCAGCGGCGTGGGGTTTGGCTATAAACATTGGAACATAGTAGAGTAGCGGATCTAGTTTTGAGAATTAATCTTAAATAGTGTAGAAGTAAAAATAATTTAATGTATTATCTGGAGATAATAAAATGGAAAGCCTTCTTTCAAGATTAAAAGAACCAAGTACTTATGCAGGTCTAGCCGGTCTTGCTCTTCTACTAGGTTTCCAGACTGAAGAATGGCAAAATTGGATCAATGCTTCTGCTGGAATTTTCGCGTTTGTGTCGATTATCTTAGGAGAATCTAAAAAATAACAATTAATTTCGGAGATAGATATGATTATTAAAGTCAAAGATAGTGGTAATAGATGGGTAATGTTTGATAATGCAGAACTTATCAAATATGATACCACTCCAGTAACATTTGTCTCTAATAGTGAATTGAATTATCTTGTGCCTGATGATGGTTTTACTCAGGTAACTTTTGTCTTACCTGGAATAGATCGAGATAAGATAAATGATGCTAACCCTCTAAAAGTTTGCATCATGAACTTCACGAAACTTGCGAAACCCTATATGGTTGTCTTTTCAACCCTGGTTTATATCTGTAATGATCAGGGTAAGACTGTTGAAAAGATAGTCTGTTCAGAAGATAGAGATGACAGTGGCATCAGGAGATATACAGATGGTAAAAAAGGTAAGTAAGCCTAACAAGATAAGACCTAAGATTGTTGCGATTGTTGGTTCTGCTTCCTCCACTTTAGATGAAACTCCTTGGGATGATCCTAATGTAGAGATTTGGGGTTTAGCTTGGCGGAAACTACAAAGGTGCGATGTCTACTTTGACATGCATAAGATGGGTCCTGGTAGGATAAATGTCCCACCTAATTATTTAAAATGGCTATCAGATCTTAAAAAGCCAGTATTCACTCAAGAGAAGATAGCTAATGTTAGAAATACCATTAGATATCCTATAGAACAGGTAATTGAAGCTTTAGGTAAGAGTTTAGATCCATATTCAAGTGGAGATTATTTTGCTTCATCTATAGCATTCATGTTAGGATTGGCAATCATAGATGATTTTGAAGAGATACATATATATGGAATTGATTTAATCACAGATGGTGAATACTCGTATCAGCGTCCCAATACTGAATATCTAGTAGGAGTTGCTAGAGGTCTAGGTAAACAGGTTTATATACCCTCCAACGCTGCTCTTTGTACCTTTAGTCATAGATATGGATATGAACTTCCACCACTTGAAGGTATCATTACTACAGATATGATGAAAGAAAGAATAAAGGAATACGATAATAAGTGGCAGAAAGCTATGGCGGAATTCTACACTTCTGATGGTGCACGACAAGAATCTAGACAGATTTTAGAGATATTAACGCATAAAGAACGCGGATTTTCTTATAAGCCTGGGTCTAAAGGAAGATCCAACCCTAATTTGATTAAAGAAGAAAGTGAGAAATCTAATGAAACTAGTTAAATTTATCTTAAGTAATGCTCCTTATCGTGAAGGTGAAATCGCTGGCTTTGATGACAAAATGGCTGATTTGTTGGTTTCTCGTAAGGTGGCTATAGCTGTTGCTGCTCCAGATACTCAGAATACTCCTGTAGAACCTGTAGAAGATGTAAAAGAAAGTAAGGAAGAAGAAAAGAGACCGATTAGAGAAAGAGCACAGCTCAAAGATGTAATAGCAGAACGTGATGGTAATTCTGGTTATATCACGAAATAAATGTATAGGAATAAGACAAATCCTTACGCTTTTTCGGCGATCTCGGATGATGGTACGACGTCCATTCATGGGGAATGGGGCTAATGGTCGATAATTCAACTCTTCCAGGCACTGGTGACGTTTATGCCTCCGATGATCGAGGTGGCGTAAAGTTCCAGAATGTCGTTATTGAGTCGGAACTTAGCAGCCCGTCCGTCGATGCCTTCCATCGGTGGCGTGTCAGCAATCCGACGACATTATTCGATACCAAGTTGCTCAACCTGGATAGCGCACCCTTGTTCTGGGACGAACAACTCGATTCCGGCACGATGGCGACCACGACGCCGACTGCCGCCAAGCCGTATATCGATTTTACTAGTACGAATGTAACGGCCGGACAACGCACCCGCCAAACGTTCCGCCGGTTCAATTACCAACCCGGCAAATCTCAACTCATTCAGATGACTGGGGTGTTGGAACTCGCCAGCGGCGTGAAGACCGGGTGTGAGAGGCTCATCGGCTATTTCGACGATAACAACGGTGCCTTCTTTGAGAGCGATGCCGGCACCATCGGCGTGACGGTGCGGACCAACGATTCCGGTTCTCCGGTGGATGCTACGGTCACACAGGCTAATTGGAATCTTGATACTATGGATGGCGACGATGATTCTGCTAACCCGAGCGGAGATACCGTCGACTGGACCAAGGCTCAGATTTTCGTTATAGATTTCCAGTGGCTGTCGGTCGGGCGCGTGAGGTTTGGTGTCGAACTTGGTGGGCACCTACATTACATTCACCAGGTCGTTCAAGCAAATACGGCTACGATCCCGTGGGCTTCGACTCCCAATCTGCCTTTACGTTACCAGATTATCACGACGACGGATTCTGGCGTGTGCTCCATGCGTTGCATCTGCTCGGCGGTTACTTCCGAGGGAGGCACGGACGATATTGGTATAGTCCGGTATCGTTCGACGGCAGGGGCCGGGGTCACTACTGACACGGAGAATTTGCTTTTTGCTGTTGTGGGAGTCCGACTTAAATCAACTCATGTCAGCACCACGGTCAAGATGCTCACGGCGGCGATTCAAGTGCATACGGCGAGCGAGTTTCTGGAATGGGTTCTACTTTTCAACCCCACCGTGGCGGGCACGTTCACTTATGGCGATCTCACGAACAGCGCCATGCAGACGGTCCTCGGGGCAACCGCAAACACGGTTACGGGTGGCACCCAGATCGGAGGAGGGTACGTCGAGACGGGGGGCGGACAGAGTGCGCAGGGGTCCGGTGGCGGTGAACTTGATAACGCCTTAATGCTCGGCGTTGCCATCGACGGGACCACATTGGACACCATCGTTCTAGCCGTGCGTCCAATCGGCGGTGTGTCGGCGGCGACCGTGGAAGGGTCGTTAACTTGGCGTGAGATCAGTTAAATGCCGCTAATACCACTTTTCGTCCAGAACGAAGTAGAAGTAGCAGCTCTTATTTTAGGAGTAACTAATCTAACTGGTAAGGTAGAAGATATATCCTTAATAGGTGAAGAAGAAGCTCGTAATTTAACAGGTAAGAAGTCATCTGTCTCTCTTATTGGTAAAGTCCCAACATGACCCATCAGATACAAGACTTTAGGTTACACAAAAAAAGAGATAAATCCTTATCTATTTCTTTGTTAACCAGTACTGGTGGTGCTCAGAATCTTACTGGAGTTACGGTCAAATGGCAATTAACTAAAGATGTTGGCGAAACAGTAATCATAACCAAAACATCAACATCAACAGCTCAGATAAATGTTACAAGCTCAACTGGTGGTTTAGCTACTTTAAATCTAACATCTACAGATACAGATAGATACGGTGTGTTCTATCACGAGTGTATCATCACTGATTCAACTGGTAATGATACTCAAATGTTCAGTGGTCACGTAACGATTGAACTTTCTCAGATATGACAGTTACAGTAACATCTGCTGCTCCCACGAATAAACTTACCACGCTTGAATTAGTTAAGCGTGAATTAGCCATTACCTCCAACACTGATGACAAACTTATCTGGGACTATATTCAACAAGCTTCTGATTTTATTACTCAATATACTGGACGCAAATTTGCACGAGAAAACATAACCGAGACATTAGCATCAAGAGGATCACCATCGCTTCTTCTTGAACGTACACCAGTTGTATCCATCACTTCAGTAGCTTTAAGAACTTCTACAGCGTCGTCAACCATATCATCTACTAAATATGTAATACAAGATTCTGATGCTGGAGTTCTATTTAAAGAAGATGGTTGGACTTCTACAACACTTTATATCCTTGATATTGAAAGAACTCCGACTAGATTTGGGAGACTTGATTGGAATATAATCTATGTATCAGGTTATATTACACCAGGTTCAACTCAAGGTGATAGAACATTACCGTATGATGTAGAAAGAGCTTGTGTTGATATAGTCAAGTCTTGGTATCTTCGTAAGTCTTTTGATCCTAATGTAAAGAGTCAAAGAACAGGTGATTCAAACGAAACACTATTTGAATCACAGCAAGGAACGGTAGGCATTCCACCATCTTCACTTTCAATACTAGATAGGTGGAAGCGCGCAGATATTTATTAGGAGGTATAAAGATGATACAAGAAGATAGATGTTATATAGTCGCAGAAATTGGTATCAACCATTCTGGTTCCTACGATAAAGCGTTAGAACTTATTAAAGGAGCACATTGGGCTGGTGCTGATGCAGTTAAATTCCAAAAACGTACAGTTGATAAGGTTTATACCAGAGAGGAATTAGCAACCAAACGTAAAAGTCCATATGGTACCACATATGGTGAACTAAAACACGGACTTGAATTTGGTAAAGAAGAATACGATAGAATAGATCATGTCTGTAAAGAACTCAACCTTGATTGGTATGCATCTCCATGGGATGAAGGTTCAGCTGATTTCTTATGTAGATATGATATCCCTTACTTAAAAATAGCCTCAGGATGCATCACCAATAGAGAACTATTAAGTTGTTGTGCCTACAAACGTCCTTTGTTGATCTCAACAGGGATGTCAGATCAGAATATAATTGATAAAGCGGTAAAAGAAGTTCGATGGCATAGTGGTAAAGTCGCTTGTCTTTATCATTGCATTTCTACGTATCCTACTTCTCCAAAAGACATTAATCTTAAAGCTATTACCATGTTGCAATATTCGTACTCGGGGACTCCAATAGGGTATTCAGGACATGAGATAGGAATGGCAACTACTGTTGCCGCTGTGGTATTGGGAGCTGTCTCGGTAGAAAGACATATTACTCTAAGTAAATCAGATTGGGGTAACGACCAAGCAGCTTCTCTAGATGTCCAAGGATTCCAAAAACTCTGTCGAGATATTAGACTCGTTGAAGAAGCAATGGGTGACGGTAAATTAGAAATCGCAGAATCTGAATATGCTGAAATACCTAGATTAAGAAAGAAAACAACACTTTAGGAGATAGATATGGTTATTGTATTTCCAGGTGGAAAAGGAACAGCAGATATGAAATACCAGGCTAAAAGAGCAGGTTTAGCAATTTGTGAACCGCTCTTTGAATAAATTAAAATGATACCTATAATACCTCTGATCAAAGGTCTAAATTCTAATAATTCTTTTATTAGATTGGTTTGTTTTATTCTTCTTTGGTCGTTCATAGGTCTGGTCGTTTACATTTCTTCTCAGATGTATAGCTGGATCATGGTCATGGGGGTTATGATAGGTGGAGGTCTATTGATGGCTACGATTTCATTCATAAAAAGTGACTGGTTATTTGAATGGCGTTTCAAAAGGATTGCTCGTCAAGCAAAACGGAAATGACATGATTCCTTATTTATATACGAATGGTTTAGTAGATCCTGAAGATGTCAAAATCTTTCATAAAGGTACGAGAGATAATTCTACCATCAATGTCATGAAGTGTTCTAAAACAGGTATATTATTTCTAGATAAGATAGAAAAAAGTGGTGTGGCCTATTACAATAGACTGACTGAATGGCAATCTGCTGAATCAAAGGATAACCAACGACGCGCAGATAAGCTCCGATCAATAGTAGCGAGTAAGAAGTGGGCAGACATAGGTTCAGGATCTAAAGGCTTGTCTACGGCGCTTAGATACGTGTCACGGTGTACTACAGTAGAACCTGACATAACTTTTCCTGCTGACATTAGATCAATAGACAGATTAGCACCAAATAAGTATGATGTTGTGACTTTAATGCACACATTTGAGCATTTTGAGGAACCAATCGAAACCTTAAGAGAGATAAAAGTGAAGATGAAACAAGGAGGAACAATATTTATAGAAGTACCACATGCTAAGAATTTCTTAATTGAAGTCCTAGATAACCTTGAATTTAAGAACTTTACGTTCTGGTCTGATCATTTGATACTTCATACGAGAGAAACTCTCACAAAATTCATAGAACTGGCAGGGTTTGAAAATGTTATAGTAGAGGGGATACAAAGATATTCTTTAGGAAATCAGATTGGATGGTTACTTGATGGTTTACCTGATGGTGATAAAATCTATCATTATCTAAATGATGCTTCTTTAGATAATGCTCTTGAAAACGTACTACAGAAGATTGACATGACAGATACTTTGTGGGCAAATGCTACTAGTTAAAAGGGTATCTGAAATGAGAACCTGTGCTGTGATTCCTGCAAGAGGAGGTAGTAAGGGAATACCACGTAAGAACATAGTTGATTTAGGAGGTGAACCTCTAATAGCCTGGACATTAAATGCTGCTAAATTCTCTGAAATCGATAGAATAATCGTAAGCACTGATGATACTGAAGTATCAAAAGTAGCCTCAAGATTTAATGTTGAAGTTATAAGTCAGCCATCTCCTATGAAAGATGGAACAGTTAATGCAGTAAATGTCATACTCCATGTTATAGATTTCTTGAAAAGTTTAGGTGAGGAATTACCTGATGCCTTCTTAATGTTATTGCCTACCAGTCCTTTCAGAACTCCAGAAATGATAGATAATGCTTTAGAAATATTCGAGAATGGAGCAGAAAGCGTAATTGGAGTATCTTCTATTTCACTTAGAATGCCAAGTCTAAGATGGGTGAAAGGTGGATTTTTAATTCCAGTTGAAGATACTCCTCTTAATGTACAACGACAGGATTCAGATCCAGTATTTCATGTTAATGGAGCTATGTTCATAGCTTCTCCAGAAACCCTAGAAAAATATAAGAGTTTTCATATTCCCGGTGCTCAACCTTTCTATATGTCATTGATTAGTTCTATTGATATCAACGAGGTCGAAGATTTAGCAGTAGCTAGATTGTTGGTGCAATTAATGACAAGAAAGGTAAATGCAAATGGACCACAAAACAGTATTTCATTACAGTAGCCTTAGTCGTAATTATGGTGATTTAGCTCTATATGAGAGTATCACTAATATTCTTCATAAGATGTCGGTCCATCCTATAAGATCGATACCGATTGACTTTAAATTAGAGACCCCAATTAATTCTGCACAGATTAGATATATGAATGAAGTTGGAAGCTTATTCATAGTTGGTGGCGGCGGACTATTGATGAAAGGGGATGGGTTCGATACAGTATCTGGATGGCAGTTCAACATTGAGTTATCAACATTATCAGAACTAAAGATACCTCTAATTATTTATGGTATCGGATATAATAGGTTTGAAGGCGATCCTGAATTCTCAGAAGACACAATAAATCATATAAAGGCCACCAAAAAGAAATCAACCCTATTCTCAGTTAGAGATAAAGGAACTAGAACTGAATTAGAGAAATTAGGTATCGTTGAAGTTTCTGTGATTCCTGATGCAGCGATGTTCTGTGATTCAATTAAAATTGCATTACCAGGTATCGAACCTGATGATTTTTGTATTGGTCTTAATTGGGCTGGAGATAGAGAAGATCAAAGGTTTCCTAATAAAGATAAATCAAAGGTGATTAAAGAACTTTGTAACAATTTGCTACGTTTTTCAAGACAATATAAGCAAGTTAAGGTGGTGATGATTCCTCATGTATCTAAATATGACCATAAAATTGCGTGGGTCTTTAAAGAATACCTAGGTGACATCTTTTATGATTTAGCGACTGGGGTTCCCTGGCTCTACCCAGAAACATTGATAAATGTGCCATTCTTAGCTGGTATCTATAGAAGAATGGATATTGTGATTGGAATGCGTGGTCATGCTAATATAATACCATTCGGTCAAGGTACTCGTACGATAGCATTTGGAGATCATATAAAGAACCAATTCTTTGCTCAACAAATAAGTGCTCCATGTATAAAGAATGATTGCCAAGGCCTCTTAGATGTGCTATGTAATCTAGATAGACATTTCCCAGAATTAAAAATGGATGCTAAAAGAGAATATCTCAGGAATGTGTTTCTAAACTTTAATAGAAAAATCATCGAAATATTGAATAACTATTAATTATGAGTTATCTTGAAAGAAACCTCAAACAAGACCTCGTTTACTGGGCACCGGGTACTCCTGATGGTTTTGGTGGCAAGACTTTTATTACCCCAGTTGCTATACTAGGTAGATGGGAGGATAGGACCAATCTATTTATTGATTCTAATGGTAATGAGTCTCGTTCGTCTTCGCGTGTCTATCTTAAACAAGATGTGGTTCTTGAAGGTTATCTATTTCTTGGTACATCTACAGCATCGGATCCTTTAACGGTGGCTGGCGCGAAAGAGATAAGAGACTTCAGAAAGATTCCAGATTTAGCTGCCACAAGCTTTGAACGTAGAGTCTTACTCTAATGGATTTATTCCTACTTATTCTTGTGGTCATCGCTAATCTTATTATTTTGTTTGGAATTGGTTCCATTTTATGGGTTATAAAGGATTGGTTGACTAAAAAAATAAAGGCATTTAGAGATGGCGAAACTAGCTAGAAACTTCTTTCAGACTGGATCATTTAAAGGTGATACTAGAGACGCTGGAAGAATTATCAACGTCATGGCTCACGGTTTTGAAGGAATGGCTAAAGAGATAGGCACTGTTTTAACGAAGGAGATATTAGAAGATATCGGTGATAAGTTGGTAGAGAATTCTAGAGAATTAACCCCAATAGATACGAGTGCTCTAGAACAGTCTATAAAAAGTAAGGTTTCGGAGACTTCTAAAGGTAAAGCAACAGTTACGGTATCAGCTGGAGGTTCTACACCAATTACAGGTAAGAACTCTCCAACAGGCTTTGTTGGGTATGGGCTTCTTGTTCATGAAGACTTAGAAGGTACTGTTAAGCAAGATGGTGATAGAGGACCTAAATTCTTGACTAGAGGATTAGATAAATCTATTACAGATATAGAAAAGATTCTTCAGGGAAAGATTAAAGGTTTTGTTAAATAATGGGTGCTCCATCTGTAGATATTAAAGATGTTTTAGTTACCGCTAGTGTTGGTACGTTTGCATCTACATCAGGGTGGAGTATTCGTATCTCTAAAGAGCCAACTTCACCAGACTCAACCATAACCGTTTACGATACTGGTGGATTTGAACCTAGTGCCAAGTGGTTACTTGATTTTCCTACAGTGCAGGTACGAGTAAGAGGTGATAAATTAGATTATGTCGCCGCTTACGCGAAGATTCAAGCCGTGAAGGATGCTTTACTAGGATTACCTAGACAAACTGTCAATGGTACCGTTTATGTTGGAGTTTGGCAAGAAGGTGATATCTTTTCTTTAGGCTATGATGATACAGACAGACCTCTTTTGATTTCAAACTTTCGTATTGCTAGAGAACCAGCAAGTGGTACAAACAGGGCATCTCTATAATGTTAAAAATAAAACATGATGTGAAACTAACTAATCTACAACCACAAATTCTAGTGGCTCTAATAACTTCTGATGATGTCTTTGCAAAATATAATAAAGATTGTATCATCACCTCTGCTAATGACAGAAAACATAGTCTTGGATCGCTGCATTATAAAGGATTAGCGATAGACATAAGAACACGTCATCTCTTAAAAGAAGATATCCCAAGTATTACTTCAGAAATAAAAAAAGCCCTAGGATCTGATTATGATGTTATATTTGAGAAGGATCACATCCATATAGAGTTCGACCCTAAATCTTAATTTGCTTTATTGTAAATTCATATATTCTTAGTTATATTCTATTCAGATAGATATCTAGATACACCTCGAAACTGAACTCCTTAAAGGGTGTTTTAGATGTCAATAGCTGGTTATCAAAAGACGGTTCGAGTCAAGACGACTGCTGAATCTACCTGGTATGATTTTCCTGCTACCAGTGCTACCTTAAATCTATCTGGTGATGTCCTTGACGATACCACTATTTTAAGCACTGGATTTAGAAGTAAATTGCTAGGTCTGCGTGACTGGTCGATATCAATCCCAAGTAATTTTGAGACTACTAACACCGCGTTCGCTCGGGTTCGTAGTGCTTGGTTAGGTCGTACCAAACTAGATGTAGAGTACCAGCCTACTGGTACTACTACAGTTGGATTTGGTGGTGTTGCTTGGGTAGAAAACTTCAGTCATTCAGGTGATGTTGGTGGTCTTGAAACCGTGGATATTACTCTAGTGGCTGAATCACAACTCTCCACACTCTAATAGGAGGGTTTTATGGTTGGTAGAGCTGGTTATCTTGCTACACTTAGGTTGAGCGGTACTCCAACCGCTACAACTGCTAATGCTATGACTGCATTAACTGGGACTATTTCTTTCCAGATAACTTCAACAGCTAGAAGAGTCTGGGATAGAACTGTTGCACCAACATTTGCGAAAACTGCTAGTACTATCTCTAGTACCGATATTAGCAGTTTAGATTACCTTTTTGGTAAGGTGGTATTTAAGAGTACTCATGCTGGTTCCGTTACAATTGATTTAACACATTTACCTATGGCTTCTATTGCTGGGGCTAATAATTATAACCTTACACAAACCGTTGATGTACTTGATGACACTACCATTTTAAGTACTGGATTTAGATCTAAGAAAATGGGGTTACATACTGTAAGTCTGTCAGTGGGCAGATGGGATACTAATGATTTAGATTTTTCCAATTATTTAATTGGTTCAACTGTATCACCTGGGATAACAGCAGGTACTCCTATTGTAGTAGAAGTTAATCCTGGTGGATCTAGTCTAACCGCTAGAGGTTGGTTTGTGATTGAGTCAGAATCTAAGAGTGGTGATGTTGGAGGACTTGAAGCAGGCGATGTCTCATTACAGTTAGACGGTGACACAATAGCTGCTTTTAAGTGGAGCGATCAATAATTTAGATAAATGAGGTAGTAATGACTGATAAGATTTCTAAGAGAGATTCTTTACGTTCTAAGCTTTTCGCTGGAAATAAAGGCAAGACTAAAATCTTCGATTGGGATGGTGTAAAAATTGAGTTACACCAACCTACAGTCGGGGAAATTATGAAGATGCAAGATAATAAAGACGATAAGTCAGTCTTGGTTGATGCTATAATTAGACATTGTTATGTCCCTGGTACGAAAGATAAGGTATTTGAACCTACAGATGTCGATGGAATTATGGAGATGCCGATCGGAGATTGGCTTACCAATTTCAACAATGCTCTTAGCGATCTAAGTGGTATTAATGTAGAGGTCTCTGAAAAAAACTAAGGGGGGATAGTCTGAAAATGGCTATCCATGCAATCGGTGATCAATTACACAAATTCTCCTGGGAGGTTGAACAACTTACACCAGATGATTTCGCAGATCAGATAGCATGGTTCCAGATAAAGAGACAAGAAGAGGAGAAAAGTCTAAGAGAAGCTAAAGCTAAAGCGCATGCACAATCGAGAAGAACTCGAAGATAATGGTCACAATCGCTGAAGCTACTATTAAACTTGACATGGATGTGGATAAAGCGCTTGCATCTGGCATAAAATTAATATCAAACATAAACAAATCAGCTGACGCTTATGACATTCTAGCTACTAAAAGTAGAAAAGCACTTACCGGGCTAGAAAAAGAAACAATAAAAATAGAAAAAGCCACTACTTCTTACCAAATAAAAGCAGATGCTTTAATAGGAACCATTAAAAGATCTTCTTTATCCTTACAACAACAAAATTTAATGATTCGTAGGGTGGAGGAAGCTACAAGAAAGAATACAGATGCCCAACGAAACGCTGCATTATCAGATTTAGAGAAAGCTAGAGCAACTCGTGTATTAGAAAAACAATTGTCACGTGCCTCTGAAGCACTTAAAAATGCTACGGCTGCTGAAAAAAAGTTAGCCACCGAAACTAAAAAAGCTGAACAAGCAGCTAAAAAATCTACAAAATCTCTAAATCAGAACGCTACCGCTGCCAAAAAATCTGGTAATGCAGCTAGAAATGCTGCCAAACAAACTGGATTTATGGCGGATAAGATGACTGACCTAGCGAAATCAGTCCAGATTGCTCTTGGTCCTCTGTCTGGTGTCGCTGCTCGTATTACTGCTATCACCTCTCTTGCTAATAGAACCCTCGTCTCTATTGCTGCTCTAATCAGTGGCTTTATCGCCTTTGGTACTGTTACCTTCAAAGCGATTAAAGCTGGTGCTGAATTTGAGAAGCAGATGTTCTTAATTGAGAATAGAGTAAGATCTTCAGGGATGGCAGCTGGATTCACAGCCGAACAATTTAACGAGATGGCAAGAGTCTTAGGTGAGGAGACATTAACAAGTGTTACTCAAGCTAGAGATGCAATCGTTACTCTATTAGGAATAACAGAACTTGCTGGAGAAAACTTCCAACATGCTTTAGATGCAGCACAAGATTTATCAGCGTCGGGTATGGGAGATTTAACCGCTTCTACACGCAGACTCGCTAGAGTCCTGTTAGAACCTGGCGAAAGCTTAGAATCTCTTGCTAGAGCAGGTGTTGGTTTTACTCTACAACAAGAAAGAATGATTAAAGCTTTCCAACGGTCTGGTAAAACCGGCCAAGCAATGAAAATCATTCTAGATGAAATAACCGAAACAGTAGGAGGAGCTGGTAAAGCTGCCGCATTAGGCTTAGCTGGTGCTTTTGATTCATTACAAGAATCATTCACCAGATTCTTAGAAGAAGCTTCTATAGGGGGAGGAGTCGTTAATTCTCTTACAACCGCTATATTTGAGATAGCTCAAACCGTTAAGCAATGGAGTGAATCAATGGGAGGTGCTATTATTGTTGGTGGTACCATGAATCTTATTGTGACTTCTCTGGTAGGAACCTTCGCATTTCTGCTTAAAAATATTAATGTAGTCGCGGGAGCGATCATTGGATTATTAGTTGGTAAAGCGTTTGGTGCACTTTCCATCAGAGTTAAAAGAATTGGGGGTGTTCTTAAAACTCTAAACTTTCAATTTAGTTTATTAAGACGACGATCTACTTTTGCTGCGGCTGCGGTTACAAGTCTGAAAGTAGCTTTTAGAGGTTTATTTGGTGTAATTGGACTGGTGGTTGGTATATTAGCTGCTTTAAGTTTTGAAGCCTTTTCTAAGGCTAAAGAACCTATTGAAGATATAGAAGATTCTATTGAGGCGATGAATAGTCGTCTAGCGAGATTCAACAGATTACAAAAAGAAGGTTTTGATTCTGCTGAATTAAGAAGATTTGAAAAAGATATTAAAAAGAGAAGTGAATCTCTTAGCGCTCTAAACGATCAGATCAAAACTCTTATAGATTCCATCGCAAAAGGCGAAAGCGCGTTTGAAAAGCTGGGAATCGAACCTGTAGGTCCTGATGAAGACCCCGGTAAAGATCCTTTTGAAAAAAGTAAAAGATTTCTCATAGGGTTACAAAAGGAAGCAGATGCTGCTGATAAGGTACTCCAAAATACCATAAATGCTGCTAAAATACTTAGAGAACAACTTGAAGAAACTGCTCAAAAAGCTAAAGAAGGACTAGATTTTGCAGATACAGCGGCTAGAGCTTTTCTAGAAAGGATAAAGGGACAAACAGTTGCTCTTGGTGTTTTACAAGACAAAGCTAATGAAGTTTTTGGAAAAGCTGGTGAAGGAACTTTTTCATCTGGTCTAGCTACTGCTGTTGACAAAGCAAGAATACTTCAGAAGAAGATAGATGATATGACTTTCAAGAAACTAGCTGAGACTTGGGAAGACTTACGAGACCAGATAAGAAGAGAATTAACTGCTGCATATAGGAAGGCAGGAGCTGCGGGGGAAACCTTCGGTGAATTAATGATAGATTTCTTTAAGAAGCAACAGAAAGCTATAGATGATGTAAAATTAAGTCTATTTGTTGATTCAATTGTAAGAGCCGCTGACGCGACAAGAAGACTTACAGACGCAACCACTGAAGGAGGTAAAGCTCTCATAGAAGCAAATATAGCTAATGCAGTTGCAATAGAACTAGCTAAGAGAAAGTCTGATATAGATGAAAAAAGTAAGAAATCATTAGAAGCAGCGATTAGACTCCGAGAGCATGAAAGAGCTCAGTTAGAAAATGTCCAGGTTTTAAAGAACCTAGATGAAGAATTAAGATTAGCTCAACTAAATCTCAGCATACTAGATAAATCTGATGATCAAAAGCGTATGATCTTAGCTCTTGATGAACTTCATCTGAGCCAAATTAAACGTGGAATTGATTTACTTGGCCCTCAAGCGAAACTAGAAGAACTACGAACCAAAGCATTTATAGAAACCACTATAGCCGCTGAAAAATTAGAGACGTTTATGGAAGGTATTAGTGACGCATTCGCTACCGCATTTGAAGATGCTATCTTAAATGCTGAAAGTTTCTTAGACATAATCTCAGCTCTAGAAAAAGAACTTGTCAAGTTAATCCTACAGGCGACATTCATAGATCCATTTAAAGACTTCATAAAGAGTGGTGGTAAAGACACCTCTGGTTTCGGAGGTCCTGTCGCTGACCTTATTACTGGAACAGCTAAGAATATCTCTGAAGGTAAGTTTGAATTAGCTCTACCTGAAGCCGAAGATGTCAGCGAAAGCTTTAAAACCCTCAATAGTGTAACCAAAGGATATGAAGAACAGATAGCCGCGGCAACAAAGGCAACCACTGATAATTTAATAGGAATAATACAAAAGTCAGGAGCAGATGTAGCAGCATCAGCAGTAACCACTACTCTTACAGCAGAACAAGTTGGACTTGCAGGTGCTTCGGCTGGGGCAACAACAGCGGTTGGCATCTTGGGTACAGCCTGCATTGAAACCGCCGCCGCTGTAAAATTACTAGGGACCGCAAGTGGTGGAGGCGTTGATAAACCTCTTAACTTAATCGCTGGTTTAATTAGAGGTGGTAGCAATTTTGGAGCAGCTTCACGAACTACCGCGGCAATTGCTGCTGGAGGATTCCCTAAATTCGCTCATGGTGGTGTCGTAGGATTGAATTCTAGTTCTGACGCCGTACCAATCATTGCCCATAGAGGTGAACAGGTTCTAACGACCGAACAACAAGCTGAGATAAATGATAGATTAAGTGGACGTAGAGTTAACTTTGATATCAACATCAATGTTCCAGAAGGAGTTGATGCGGCGGCTTTTGGTGAGATGAGCGAAGACATTGCTGCTAATATTTTCCAGAGAATGGTACTAGATGATGCTAGGAACAACTGATGGCCCATTTTGATGATGTCATACTCCCTGATAGATGGGCGATAGGAGCGACTCAATCTGGGCCGATTACAGGTAATCAGGCTGTTTTTACAGGTAGTGGACGACGGAAGGTAAATGAGAGGTGGTCTAAGAAGCTCCATCGGTGGAATGTTGGGTATGCGGTACAACGATCTACAGATGCTTACGAGATTCTGAAGTACTACAATTCAGTTGGTGGGAATTCAGATACTTTTCTAGCTAAGAATCCTAATGATTGGAATACCACAGATGGATTAATGAAGCCAGGAGACGAGACAAATATTACCAAAGATGATCAACCAGCTCAGAATACTGTTACCAATGGTTTCCTTGGAGATGGAGCGACATTAACATTCCAGACTGGCAAGCGATATACAATAGGTTCAACCGCTAATAGATTTCAGCCTACCGTCAAACTCAAAGTAAACACTATAAAGGTAGCTATCGGGGGATCTACGATATCAACCGCGGCCTGGTCGGTGTCAACTACATCAGGGATCATTACCCTCACTACAGCAGCTACCACAGCACAAGCTGTTACCTGGGGTGGTGAATTCTACAGCGTCGTGTTCTTTGAGAATGGTAGTTTAGAAGAATCTATTGAGAACTACGATGCTAGGTCAATACCTTCAATTGTTCTACAAGAAACCTTCATTACTACCTAATGACTAAAACAGCGTCAGCTGGGTTCCAAACTCACCTAGGACTAGATAGAACAAGGGTTGTTTTATGTTGGAAGGTTGTACCTAGATTTGGGTTATCTAGTCTAGGGTTTACAGAACATGACGAAAATCTAGTAATAGATATAGGTGATGGTGCGGGTAATTTTACTTATAGAGCATCAACTGGTTTTGTCCGTCATTCAATTACCACTAAAAGCTCTCTAAATGTTGATAGAACCGCTGCTAGAGGTTTTCTTGATTCTGCTAGTTTTGCTGAAGCTGATTTAAGAGATGGGTTATATGATGGTGCTACTGTCTATATTTTTGCAGTGCATTGGGATGGTTTAGCTGATGGAACCATTAAATTAATTAAAGGATGGATAGGTAAGGTAACTCATGGTGATCTTGAATTCCAATCTGAGTTAAGGGGACTTCATCAGTTATTACAGCAAAGAGTAGGTGATATCTATTCACAGAGATGTAGAGTTAAAACTCACGGAGATTGGGATGGATTAGCTGAATGCAAGTTCGTAGCCACTCCTGATGATTGGTTAGCTACAACAGTTTACGCTTTAGGCGATTTTGTAAAGGCTACTACCCCAGATGGTAGACGATATATAGTAACGACCGCAGGAACCAGCGATAGTAGCGAACCTACTTGGGATACGACTATAGGTAATACAACAGCTGATGCTACGGTAGTCTGGACCACAGAAGATGGTTTCGTTAAAGAAGGCACCGTCGATGTAGTCACTAGTGATCAAGTATTTACCATAACTGGGTTGGTGGCTTCTATACCTGATAATATCTTTTCAGTGGGTCACATAGAATTCTTGAGTGGTATTAATTCTGGGTTCGAGATGGATATAAAGCTATGGGTGACTGCTACGAGTACGGTTACATTGCTCTTCCCTATGAGACGTGCTGTGAGTAATGGTGATAGTGTTAGACTTACCGCTGGTTGTGATAGAACATTTGAGATGTGTCGAGATCAATATGATAATATCCTAAATTATAGAGGCGAACCATATGCTCCAAACAATGACGCAATCTTCTCTCCATCAAGAACATAAAACCAAACCTGAAGATTTCCTAAAATCAGCTAGAGAATATATTGGAGTACCTTTCCATTATCAAGGCCGTTCTAAATTTGGTATTGATTGTATCGGGTTATTAATTTGTGCGGCACAAGATTCTGGAATTGAGTTAACTGATGAATTTAACTATCCAAAAGCTCCAGCAAGCCAATTAATGACAATAGCTTTGAAAAAACAGTTAACCTGGATACCACCATCACACATAAGAAATAAAACAGATGCTATACTGATTGGAGATATTGTAAGATTCTTAGATAGAGGATTGGTCCATATAGGAATTGTAGGTGATAAATATGAACCACGTAGTCTGATTCATGTACCTACGAATAAGAAATGCAGCGAAAGAAGATTAGATATAGATAAAATACATTCTATCTTCAGATTAAATCAATTTGTAGTTAAGGTTCTTTAGTTGATTCAATTAGGTATAGGTTTAGGTGTTGGACTTTTAGGTACCCAAGTTGGAATCACCTTTGGAGTTGGTTTCGCTGTTGGTACCTTTTTAGCTGGACTCTTCTTCGGAGGGTCAGCAATAGAAGGTCCACGACTTGAAGATTCTGCTATCAGTGGTACAGCTTTAGGACAACCCATCCCTGAAGGCCACGGTACAATGAGGTTTACAGGACGCGCTATTGCTGCTGGTCCTTTAGATGAGAAATCAGATACCACCAAGACAGGAGGACTTTTTGGTATTGGTTTTCTAGGAGGTACCAAACAAACTACCTTTACCTATACAAAAACAATAGCTTTTGGCATAGCTAGAGCACCTTCTACATCAGGATGGGAACAATTACTCCAAGTATTTGCGGACAAAGAACTTATTATTGACCGAACTGGAAATAGTGAGGTTCCACGAAAATTAAACATTCAATATACCTGGTATCCTGGAAACGAAACTCAGGTAGCTGACTCTGATCTAGAGGATCTATTTGGTGTTGGTGAAGTTAATGCTAACCGAGGTTTATCTTATATCGTTTTTCCTGATTTTCCCGTATCAGAATTTGGAAATAGAATCCCTAGTTCATTTGAGTTCGTCCTAACCGAAAATTCTTCAGATATCTTCAATGTAGATTTGTTTGATTTCCCAAGTGTATTCACAAATGCTGTTAAGAATTGGACGCCCGATCCATTCAGAGATTATGTCTATGCACCTTTAGCAAAAGCCGCAGCATCAACCGAAACCGGACTCGTTAAGATAGATAAATTCTCAGGTACCATACTTACATATAGTAGCGATGTTTATGAAGGAAGAACAGATGGACTAAGTAATAGATACGATTCTGGTTCTCTCACTGTTAATCCTGCCGTTGATAAATATGGTAACCTTTATTGGATTAGAAGAAATACTGTTGTTAGAAGATTAACTAAAATCAACTCTACAACTTTAACAATGATTGCTGAGTCAGGTAATGACACTTCGTCTCTTAATGTATCTAGCGTTAGGTGTAACTACTCATTTACCACCCCGAATTATGTAGCGTTAGCTTTTAGTGATGGTACAGCCATACAAGTTCATTATGCTGGTGAAGGTTTAGGTAATACAACATTAACTGCTCTAATAAATGTGACTGGAGCTACCGGAGAATGTTGCTGGGATGCTAATGGAGATTTGTGGTCAGTAACAGGGACGACTTTAAAACGTACTAGTATCACTGGACTTGATCTATCAAATGTAGTAGCCACCAATCTAGAATCAAATGATTTGTCATCTTTAGGAGCTTCTTATACACAGTTAACGTATTGGGAAGATACAAATTCTATCGTCCTAGCAAATGTAACTGGTTCAGATCCGTTACTTATCTGGGATATAAATACGCAGACTGGGACAGAAAGCACCACCACCTGGAGAGGATCATCAAACTTACGTTCAAGTGCTTTTAATAATTGGATACAAAACGGTAAGATAGGATTACCTAGCACGTCTAATGATTTCCATATCATCGACCTGGTGAATGATACAGAAATCATATTAGATGGAACTGATTATACTGATGTTGATGTAGATGCTACAGATACATTCTGGGAATCTAATTATGATAAAGGATGGTTTGAAGGCGACGCGGGGTTTAAAGATGGTAGACTTCATCTTCCTGTATATTCTGGCGGTGGTGTTTCATTAAAGACTATTCTGGAACGCTACTCTACTAGAGTAGGATTAGCTGCGAGTGAATACGATTACACTGCTCAAACAGCGATTGTTCATGGATTTAGACAAGAACGTCCAATTCCGGCTCGTAGGGCTATTGAAGCATTACAGAGAGGATTCCTATTTGATATCTCCATGACTGATTGGAAACTCAAAGGAATCAATAGAGGGGGAGCCTCTAGTAAAACTATTCCAGAGATTGATTTAGGGGCGAGCCTAAAACTTGATGATAAATCTATACAGAAGATAACACCTACCAGGCTTCCAGAAAAAGAATTGCCTCTCAGATTTAATGTGATTTTTATCGATCAAGATAGACAGTATCAAAGAAATTCTGAACATGATATACGTCAAACTGATGTAGTATCAAGTACTGAAGAACAATCTATCGATATATCGGTGGCGATGACTGCTGATGAAGCTCTGACATTAGCAGCTAAATGGCTTGCTATCTTCTGGGCAGAGCGTCCTTTAGAGTGGAGTAATACTTGGGCACATATAACATTAGACCCAACGGATGTTATTACACTTACAACGACTAATAAGAGTTATCTAAGTCGTATAACTGAATATTCTTGGGGCGCTAATAATTTAATCAAAGCTAAAGGCGTTGAAGTAGATAATTCTGTTTATGGGATCTCACGTACATCAACATCTATAAATGACTTCGTAGATTCTATCATATCATTTGTTGGACAGACTAAGTTCTTACCTGCTGATGCACCATCATTAAATGATCTTCATGACCAACCCGGTTTTATAGCTGCGGCTGGAGCATCATCTGATGGTTGGACTTGGACTGGTTCTGAGGTATCTATTAGTTTAGATGGGTTTTCGTTCAATTCGTGGGCAACCATTACAACTGAAACAACTTGGGGTTCTATAATAACAGATTTACCAGATCATCCTAATTATGGAGTAAGAGATTTTACGAATGTACCAAGGGTTGTAATAGCTAATGGTAAGACATTAACATCTACAACCTGGGCGCTCACATTTGCTGGAGCAAACCATGCTTTAATTATTGATTCTACGGGTGGTGCTGAACTTATTGCATTTGCTACGGCTACCTTGGTAGAAACTGGAGTATATGATTTAGGTGGACTTACATTACCTAATGGAGGATTGTTAAGAGGTCAAAGAGGCTCAAATATAAATACAGGTAATCATTCTGTTGGAGATATGTTCATATTATTAGATGATTCTAAATACCTATCTGTGATTGAAAATATCGCAGATGACGGAAAATTAAAGTATTAT